GAATTCAGAAGAGATTGTTATTCCTTACGTATCAACAGCTGATCAGAAATTCCATAGGTATTATGTTGATCTGTTATTGGTGATGGAGAGTGATGAGGTAATTCTTGTGGAGATTAAGCCAAAGAAACAGACCATAGCACCAAAGAAGCCGAAGAGAAAGACTAAGAAATATATAACAGAGGTTACCACATACCTTACGAATACGAGTAAGTGGAAAGCTGCTAACAAATTCGCAGAAGCCAAAGGATGGAAGTTTCAGATATGGACAGAAGAAACTTTAGGGAATTTAGGCATCAAACTACTTAAGAGTTGATATAAATAGTATCATGGCAAGTTTATTCGATACCTTAGAAAAGAATGCATTTAGAGCTGGCATTCAGTCACGTACTGATCAGTCACGTAAATGGTTTCAGAAGTCTGTAAGACAATTGGGGACAGTATCTCCAAAGGCTATCATGAAAGATACTGCATTAAATCCACGTGCTAAAGCAATTGCAGGACGTATGTATATGTATTTCTACGATCCAAAGCATAAAGCTACCTTACCATATTACGATAGGTTTCCTATGACAGTTATGGTACAACCGGCTAAGGGTGGATTTGCAGGATTAAACCTACATTATCTATCACCAAATGTGAGAGCTATGTTCTTAGACAGTCTAATGGACACTGCGACATCACAGACATTGACTGATACAACTAAGCTACGAATAACAGCTAAGAAATTAGCAGCTACAAAGAAATATAAAGAATTTAAACCATGTTGGCATCACTACCTAACAAGCCATGTAAAATCTCGATTAGTTGAGATTCCTATGCCTGAATGGGAGATAGCGGTGTTCTTACCAACCGAACAGTTCAAGAACGTTAAGAAAGAAACTGTTTGGAGATATTCAAGGAAATCAATTTACGCAAAATGAGTATAGACAATCTAAAATCAACGATCGGTAAACGTGGTGGAGCTGCAGCAGCTAACAAATTCTCTGTATACTTTACACCACCTAAACAATCCCTCATTAATAAGAATCCTACTGCACTGATTGGTGCATTACTATCTGGTGGAGGCATAGGTGCACTCATCAATGATCCTCGAGATATCTCACTACTATGTGAGAACGTGACCCTCCCAGGTAGACAGATTAGCACCATTGATTATGGTCACGATAAAGAGATGACTCGTAAGCAGCCATATGGAGCTATAGACGAAGAAGTATCAATGACGTTCATGTTAACGAATGATATGTACATCAAGACAGTCTTCGATGATTGGATGGGTTGTATCTATGACTCAGAATCATATCGTGTAGGTTACAAAAAAGATTTTAGTACAGATGTTGTTATACAGCAGCTGAACCACAAAGAATTACCAGTTTACGGAGTTAAACTGATAAATGCATTCCCAACAACGGTGGCGGGAATCACAATGGATAATAATTCAGAGAATACTATCCAAAAATTGACAGTTACATTTTCTTACGATAAATATATCCAAGAAGATGCATTGTCTAGTACGCTATCTGCCGTAACAGGTGCAGCTAGTTTACTAACAAATATATAATTTATATTATAGGAGAATATTATGGCGTTGCCAATAATGACAGCACCACGTTACCCGGTCACACTACCGAGTACTGGAGCAAAATATACTATGAGACCTTATCTTGTTAAAGAAGAGAAGGCACTACTGATAGCATTAGAATCTCAGGATCCTGAGCAGATATCACTATCAGTACGTAATATCATATCATCATGCATTGACGATGATATTGATGTTAATGATTTAACAGTGTTTGATATTGAGAAGTTGTTCTTAGAACTGCGAGCAATATCAGTAGGTGAATCTATATCAATTTCAGGTAAATGTACTGAATGCGATGAGGGTACACCATTGATTATTAATATTAAAGATATTGAATTGTCAGATCTTAATAGAGATGCAATGGTAATTCAATTAGGTGAGGATGTAGGGTTAACAATGAAATATCCTACGTTGAGTATTATTAATAACATTAAAAAAGATGTTACATCTGTTGAGGGTGTAATGGAATTGATAATCGGTTGTATTGATACAATCTATGATTCAAATAACGTATATGATGCGAAGGATGAAGGGCATGAAGCCATAGAAAATTTCGTTGAGAGCTTAAACAGTAAGCAGTTTACCAAGATCCAAGGATTCTTTGGTAACACTCCAAGTTTAAGTTACGACTTAGAATTCGAATGTGGTAAATGTCAGCACGAGAATAGGCTAGAATTGAGAGGACTTCAAAGTTTTTTTATCTAGGCCTCTCACATGATAGCATATTAAATCACTATCAGACAAACTTTGCGATGGTACAACATCACAAATACAGTTTGACAGAATTAGAGGAGATGATGCCATGGGAGAGGGAGATTTACGTACTTCTTCTACAGCAACATATTAAAGAAGAGAATGATAAACATTCTAAAAAAGGGAGACTGTAATGGCAGATCAAGATAGATTCCAAGGCGATATGTCTAGGAATGAAGTAGAAATAGACCTTAAAAAGTTTATGGCTATGGTTACTGAAATTGGTGAATTGAAACAAGAAATATTTACACTAACAAATGACGACAAAAAGAACCCATGGCAAAAATGGGTATTCGCAGCTAAAGTATTAGATGCATGGAGACTTATACCAAGAGTATTCTTAGGTGTTTACATGTACTTATTATATTACGCTACATTCTGGTTTATGGACCTCGCAGCCCCAACACTCGAGCAATCAGGTTTAATATCTGTATTGGTCGGAGCAGGTGCAGCATGGTTTGGACTATATGTAAGTAGTGCTGCTAAAGAACACGGCGATAATAACCCTAACTAGGAATAACTAATGGCTGACAAAGAAGTTAAAGAAGATAAGAAAGGACGAGGACAACCAACCAAAGGATTAGACGCATTAGTCGAATTCATGGGAGAGAACAATCGTGCTACCTCTGAAATAGAGAAAGATCAACGTAATACACGTAGACATCTTCTTGAGATGAAGAAACTAGACATAGGTGCAGTTGAGCTGCAAGAACGTATGAATAGTAACTTCGAGAACTTCTTTGAGACCATGAACGCTGGTAAGTTAGACGCTGTTGAAGCTGATTCAGAGCAATTAGCACTATTCCAAGAAATCAGAGATGGTATTAATAACCAAGCTGATTCTGGAGGTGCGGCCGCAGAAAAAGCCGGTAAGTCTACCATGAAAGGTATGGGCAAATTGCTTGGTGGAGCTGGTATCGGTGTAGGTGTAGCTGGTTTAGGTATCGCTGCAGTCATCGGAGCAGGATCAATGATGCTCTCTAAGCTTGAAGAAATAGATGCTCAGAAGATATCAGATAACGTTGGTATTTTATCTAAGATGGGTTCAGACAACGAAAACTTCCTTAAAGATGGTGGTAAAGTTGCAATCGTATTAACCGGTTTAGGTATAGGATTGGCTGCCTTTGGCCTTGGTTCAGGCGTTGCATCAGCCGTAGATCATTTCCAGAAAGATGGTTGGGCACAGAAGATAGCAGATAATGTAGGGATATTGACTGGCATCGCAGATCTGAAATTTGCAGATACCGCTGAAGTCGTAGCCGTTCTTACTGGTTTAGGTTTAGGATTAGCTGCATTTGGTATAGGTTCTACTGTTGCTGGAGTTAGTGATGCTGTTAATGAATTTGCATCAGGCGCTGATTGGTCACAAAAGATTGTAGATAACGTTAAGACATTACTTACTATTGCTGAGCTTAATACAGGTGATGCTACTGCAGTAATGAGTACATTAGCTAAATTAGGTTTAGGATTAGCTGCATTTGGTGTTGGTTCGTTCTTTGCTAACGCATCAAGTAAAGAACAAGGTGAAGAAATAAGAACAGCTGTATCAGATCTATTAAGAATAGCCGAAGATCCTAACGCGGATCCTGCTCGAGCAGAACTAGCAGTAAATGCTCTTACATCATTAGGTGGTGGATTAACTTCATTTGGTGTTGGTTCGTTCTTTGCTAACGCATCAAGCGAGGGTCAAGGCGAAGCAATACGACAAGAAGTTGCATCACTACTATCTATTGCTGATGACCCTAATGCAAATTTAGAAGATATAAGTCGAGCCACTGGAGCATTAGCTGCATTAGGTGCAGGTTTAGCCGCATTTGGCGGTGGTTCCTTTGTTGGCTCTCTAGCAGGTGCAGCGTCATCTGTACTAGATTTTATGAGTGGTAATGAATCACCATTATCTCAAGCTAAAGATCTTGGAAACAATGCTGATCTAATTGATAGTGGTGTTGAATCTTTTGGTAGATTCAGAGAAGAACTAAACAGATTCAGCGAAATGGGTAAAATATCTGGCGACCTCGGTCTCACAGAAATGGCATCAGATTTAGTTGGTGCTTCAGAGCTTATAAGATTAGCTGTTGAAGGTGGTGAAATCGATGATTGGGGATTCAATACGAAAGTTAAAGGATTAGCTAACATCGAAGGTTTAGACGAAGCCATAGCAAAAATCAATGATCTAAAAGAAGCATTAGGATTAACACCATCTAATGTTGGTATTCAAATGAGTGCTGATTCAGCTGCGAATGCAGAAGCTTCAAGCGGTGGTGGTGATGCTGTAATAACTTCTGTTGGTGGAACTACGAATGAAGGTTCTACTCAAGCAACCATAATCAATTATGCACCTATGAAAGTAAGTCGTATCGATACCGTCCTGGCATCGAGATAAAAAAAAGGACTCTTTCGAGTCCTTATAAAATCTCCCTCTGACGAGGTTGTTTTTAATTACC